TTTGTTTGCGTACTTTCTGCAACAGTATGAACGTGGTCTGTTGTTGAAAATATTTGAACGCTTCCACTAGAACCGGCTCGCATTTTTAAAAGTCCGCCTTCACTAAATATTATAACTTTGTTAGTACCTGCAGCCGATGGTGTGCTTCCGGCGTCGTCCGTCGTAATGCTATCAACGCCGCTTAATGTTGAGCTTCCGTCCCCTGCAGCGCCGCTGTGGGTATGTGTTGAAAGCGCGTTCATGTTATCTCTAATTTGTTCGTTTAAGTCATCTTCGTCTGGTATAGTGCCGTCTGTCCATGTTGCGGGATTATTCCAAGCCATGATTATCTCCTAGTGTGTGTGCGTTGTTGTTGATAGTGTAAAAACTGTTCCGGCGGGTACTCTGTATTTTAAAACTCCGCCTTCTGAATATATAATAATCTTTCCAGAACTTGGAGCGTCTGGGGTACTGCTAACATCGTCAAACGTTATTGTATCTACTCCGGCTAGTGCGCCGTTACCCTCACCGCCAGAATTATCATGTACATGTGTACTCAGCTCGTTAAGATTGTCGCGAAGCTGCGCGTTTAACATATCAGCGTCTATTAAGTCGCCTGTTTGGTATGTTCTTGGGTTTGTCCAAGCCATTTTAATCTCCTAATAAGTTAATCTAGTATCGATTCCTAGTGCAGATTTCCCTAGTACCCAAAAACCCGCGAAGCCACCTGTATCAGACAAAAAATAAGTACACGTGTGAAGACCACCTGTAGATATTGCGTGCTGTATGCTTTCTACATAAAAATCTCTATTTATTCCAAATTTTACATTATTATTCGCCTTAATGGTAACTCTATCGCTAATTTCGCGCGTGAGAGCTTCGGAGAGCGTCCCGTCGCTTTGATTTGCCGCGAAGGTTAGCTGCACCGTCGCCGTCGGCTCTTTGTGTGCGTTAAGCGCCTGCAAACACCAATCTTGCGCTTCTTCTTGGGTTGGAACGAACTTAGCTTCGCTCGGTCTTGGATAAGTTCTTTTTCCATATTTTGTTTGGCTCGTGGCGTCAGAAGTTTTTATAGTGGCTGGGTCTGAAAGTGTTACTGCAGTCCCTCTAGCTTGAAACTTTGTTAAATATATTTTCACTCCCGCGCCGTTTGTTATTGTTACTTCCATGTTTTTTGAAGTTTTTACTGTTGATATTGATAAATCTGTAGTTTTGTTACTACCCGTACCGTTAGCTGCAGTATTTGCAAGATAGTCGGTTGTCGCTGCCGGTGTAGTCCAAGTTTCAACGCCAATAACGTTATTATCTGAAGTTTCGTTCGGATATTCTGCGAGTATGGTTATACTCTCGCCATCTTCTAAGCTCGGAGCAGTACCAGTTGTAGTAGCTAGCGGGTGTGTCCACAAAGTCGCTATAGACGCTACAGTATAAACCCGAACTGGAGATAAAAATTCATTGTATACAAGCCGCATAGCATCTTCTTGTCTAATTTGTGTATAAGATAACCCTGTACCGTCATCTGCAAAAGTGGCTTGACTTGTATTTGATGTTGCTGTTTCTAGCCTATGGTGTCTGTCCTCGAATGCTATTTTGCCATCTTTTGTTTCTTTTATAAAACCCGCTTCAGTATGTTCGACTTGCCTTAAGCCTGTAAGCGCTGCTCCAGAAAAGAAAAATCTAGTCATAGTAGTTTTTCCAGTATCTATACTGCGGTCTGCGCTCGCCCACCCTGCAGCGTCTAGTACAGCGCCTACTGCAGTACCGGTTGCAACGCTTGTTGACATAGGTACTCTAATATTCTGCTGTGAAAATCTTCTAAAAGCTCCACGAGCTGTTATTACAGCTATTTGTGTTTTGTTTCTTTCAGATTGCGGTATTATGCTTTCTACAAAACCGGTGAATAAAGGTTTTACTATAGGATAGTAACTACCAAATTGTATTTTTCTGTTTGGTACAAGATTGCCGTATAAAGAACCTGTAGTATTAAACGGAGAATATTTACCAGTTTCATTCCTTACTACAACAGTCAAAGTACCCGCTACAGCTTCGCCTGTTAGCTGACTTGCAAAGTTTCTACCAATTCGAGATTGCACGCTAGTAACGTCTGCAGATATGTCTTCTAAGCTGTCGCTGAAGTCCCCGTCATTGTTCCAATCAACATAAACGTTATACTTACCGTAGCCGGCGCGAATATCATCATACCTAATACTGGAATCGTAATCTATGGCTTTATCATATAGCGTTGGCATCTATTTTGTATATAAACTTTCTGGTATTGGTTCTTCGCCGTTCAATCTTCGCAACGTATTCAGCTGTCCGACTATGTTGAAGACTTCAGCTTGACTAGTACCTGTTGTAATAGTTTTTAATTTATTTTCTAAAGTTTTGATATAGCTTTCATTTTGATGAGTATCTACTTTTTCAGTATCAAACTCTTCGGCTTGTGTTAAGACCTGCATTATACCGTGCCAAGCCAAAATTTCTCTTACGCGGTCTTTTGCCACTTGCTTTTTAAGTTGACGATTAAACAAAGCTTCATCAAACTGTATTTGTAGCTTGTCTGTTTCGTAGTGGTCAACGCTTTCTTCTATCAGCTTTCCTAATCTTTCTATTTCTAATTCGTTTTCTCTATATCGAAAACTTAGCCTTACAAGTTCTTCGTAGTGTACAGATTGTTCTCTAACGGCTTGCCAGTACTTGCTTGCGTTAGTAGGAAACTTTGCGTCGTTCAGTACGCTGAACATCATCTCGGTTTCAGTCCTAAAAATTTGTCTTTTTTCGTAATTTAAATCTATTTCTTGTTGTATGTCGTTAATTTTGACAGCGTCACCGGTTTTTAACATCGGTGTTAAATCTAATTCGTTCATGGTAATTCCTCTTTCGTTGGTCTGACTACTGGTTGCATATCGTTGTCGTTCCAGTTGTCAATTATATTGTCCATGTGCGCGTCATACGAAGATTGAGCTGCAGACTTCGTTATACTCGTTAGCGAGTTTCTAGTAAGCCAAGCTGCGCCTTCCGTACTATTTTCCACTACTATAATATTACCATATTGCACAGGATTAATACCGTTACTTCTATCAGTATGCGTAACAAACCCTCTACCGCTTATCGTACCTTCTGCGTATAACATTTATACTCCTAACTTGCCGAATACATCGTATTGACTACTGAACCACCACTAATACCACCCGCTAAAAATCCGTTACTGGAAGTGTCGCCGCCCATTCCCTGTGCAGCTAAGCTTTTTGCTGCAGGTAAGTTAGTATCGCCACTCCAAGAACTTCCGTTATATGTTTCCGTGCTTATTTGGTCTGTTCCCCCGTTCTCGCCGCCCGCTACATAGCCTTTGCTCAAAGCACCAAAACCTGCAGCATAGCGCCGCCCTGTAGAAATACTGCCACCACTACTCCAATTTGTACCGTCGTACTCCTCGCACGTTGTAGTGTCTACTGCTGAACTTCCTCCAGAAGCTCCAGTAGCTTTTACGGCTGCCGTTTGTGTGCCAAAAGTAGCAGATTGTGACGTTCCCGTAGAGCAATTATTGCCGTTGCTCCAGTTCGTTCCGTCATACTCCTGCGTAGTCTGTCTATCTCTTTGGGTTGGTGAATATAGTGTTCCTCCTACTACTGCGCCGGCTGAGAGTGTACCCCAACCCGCTGCTCCATATATTGGCGTACTCATAGTATTACCACTACTCCATGATGTACCGTTGTATTCTTCCGTCCTCCCTGTTTCATCTCCGCTCGTGAAGCCGCCCGCATTAACTCCGCTGTTAGCAGCTCCAAATCCTACTGTTCCATCACTACCTGTTGAAAACGACAAAGCACCACCACTAGACCAGTTAGTTCCGTCAAATTCTTCTGTAGAAGACAAAGTAGCAGAACCGCTATAGCCGGCTGTAACCATACTGGCAGAGCCTGTACCGTGCTGTGTATGTCCTTGCCGGTTCGCGCTCATAGCGTTTTTTGTTGTCCAAGTTAAAACAAGATTAATATCTAAACTCATTATTTTGCTTAGACTTCCTATTGCTACGTTTTGAAACTTTGCAACATCTCCTATAGCAATATTTGATATTTTTGCTATATCAGTCAAATTAAACCTCTGCGTAAGTTAGTGAAGGATTAAAAAATATTCTATCAGCGTGTGTTGCAACGCCTAATATCTGTACAATGTCGCCGCTTCCGCTAGGTGCTGTTTGTGTTAGCGTGTTGCCTGTACTACCGGTAGTCGAAAGATAAATTAAACCGCCTACAGTCCAGTTCCATGAATCATCTCTAGCGAAGCCGTAAAACATGAAATTGCTTGCTGCGCCGTCCGAACCGCTCGCGACTGCCAAAGCCACAACACCCGCTGTGGACGCTGCGTCTGCGTCCGCTAGGTGCATTTCTCCGTCAGATTTTTGATAAACAGCATCGCCGAAGTTTAATGTTGCTCCTGCAGTCATGCTTGCTAGTAATCCGGCTGCGTTATGGTCTGAAGCCGGTGCTGCGTCAAATATAACTGACTTTGCGTCAGCCATCGTAACATTACCTCCGGCGCTTATATCACCCGTGCTAACAGTACCTGTAGTAGTAATCGTCGAAGCTCCATTATTTATAGTCCCGAAGTTTGAAGTTATACTACCGCTATCTAGTGCGCCTGTAGTAACGATTGAAGAACTTCCCGCTACTGGTGAAGCGCTTATAGCTGTAAGAACTTCAGAAGCGCTTTTCCCTTCTATTGTAGAACCGCTGCTACTTATTTGTAAAAAATCACTATTAGCAGCTCCAGAAGTAAAAATAGGAACGTTATTATTTGCTATCCCTGTGTCTTGGGTTGCGGCTGAACCTAATCCTATACTAGTTCTTAGAGTAGCTCCCGATTCTATACTTGGGTCTGTTGTTCCGTCGCCGACTATCATTTCTCCGTCTGCCAAAACTGCAGTAGCAGTTATAGCACCAGTTCCAGAACCGAGCAATATACCACCGTCTGTAAGAGAACTTGCGCCTGTACCGCCGTTCGCTACTGGTAAAGTTCCAGTTACATCAGTAGTCAAAGCAACCTGCGCCCAAGCTGAAGTACCCGTTCCAGTTCCTCTTAATACTTTGTTGTTAGTAGGAGTGCTACTACCTGTACCAATTTTGCTCTCTACTTGAACTAAAGCTGTATCTGTTACTCCGTGTAAGTTGGAATGTACTTTATTAGCGTCGCCGTCGCCATCTAGTTCGACGCCCGATAAGCTACTTGCTACTGGTAAGTTAGTCGTGGAATCTAAGCTTGTGGGAAAATTTGTACTACCGGCTGTCATGTTTACTCCTTAAAATTGCCCTGTTGATAAATCCATATATGGCACAAGTCCGCCGTTGTCTAAGCCTTCTTGTACTGCTTCCGCTACATCTACTTTAAAATTGTCTAATCCGTATATATTGCCGTTAACCATTACATTTACCGGCGTTTGAAAATCGTGTATACTCGGCATTGGTCTTCTTTCAAACATTCGTCCAGTATCAATTTTTTCAAAAAATCTAGCTTGTGCGTCAATTCCTGCTTGACCGTGTTCTGCTATTTGGCTTCCTTGAAAAAAGTTCCGGAAAGCATTTCCGAGCGCGTCCGACATATGTCCACCTGTGCCTATTACGTCTGGCATATTTTTTACTCGCGCCATCTCTATACGTAAAAAATCAGAATATGATAAATTAAAATCTCCGCTTTCTGCAGCTCGCTTTGCTTTTTGCTCCGCTCTTATCTCCGCTCCTCTTCGTTCTCTATCTTGTTGTTCAAATTTGGCTAGCTCTTCCATATCTTCCAGAATGGCTTGCTTTGCGCTTTCGCTTCCGGCTATCTTTGCTTCTGCTAAAAACATAGCGTCTTCTGCGTTTTTTGCCATAGCGTCACTATTATCTTTTATAGCGTCTGTTGTATCGTCTAAACTTCTTTTAAATCTTGGGAATGTTACTTCTCCTAAAGTGTCAATGTCATCTCCAAAAACGTTTACAAAATTAAAAGCTTCAATCATTACGTTAATAACCGTAACAACATTATTAGCCATGTTCTCAAAATAAGTGACTACGTTATTGACTACCTTAAACGCAACATCTTGTATCTGGTCAAAATGTTTTATTAGCAGCGGTATTGATAGCGTGGCTAGCGTAGCAATTGCAACCGCAATCAGTCCGAACGGGTTAGTCATCATAGTAACTTTTAACAGTACAAACGCTGTTTTCAAAGCCGTTATTCCAGAGATTATTAACGGTAGTGCTAGTCCTAGCGTTCCTACAGCTACTGCTGCAGCTCCTAACGCTCCGGCTGCTATAACGATTGTTTTTGTAAGCTCTGGATTTTCTTCTGAAAACGCTATAACTTTTTGTATAGCATTATCAAGCGCCGGTACTACAGTTTTCATAACTGGAAGAAGAACGTCACCGATTGTCTGCCCTAAGTCCCCCATACGGTTTCCTAATTGTGTCGTTGGGTCTGCCGAAGCTATTGCAAGGTCTCTAAATTGCGTTTGAATTAATTCTAATATTTCGAGGTTTGTTGCTGCTTCTGGTATTTCTAATCCGTATCTTGTTAACGCTGTAGCGTTACCTGTCAAAGCTTTTGAAACTAGTAAAGAAGCATTTTGTAAATCCATATCCATTCCGGCGGCTAGGTTGGTTGCTGCGCTTAGCGCTTCAAGTGCTATTGTTTCGTCTTGAACTAAACTTATAATCTTAGTAAGAGAATCTCTTTGCTCTTCGTCGCCGAAGTTTGTAGCAGCTTGTGTAGCAGATATTGCTTCTTCTATAGCTTCTTTTTGTTCTTCATAGCTTGAATTTACATTTTTTAAAGCTTGGTCAAGCCGATTGATACCTATTTCTTGGTCTAAGCTTGATTTTGTCAAAACAGTAAACACACCAGTAATAGCAGCACCCGCTGCAGCTACTTTAGTAAAAGTACCTCGCAAGTCTTTAGCTTTCTGGTCTAACGTTTTTAGCTTTCCGCTTGCCATGTCATCGGCTTTTATTTTTATATTTACTTCATTTGCCATCTTTATATCTTAAATTCTCTACTATATTTGCAATCTTTGCGATGCGCAAAACCATAGCCGGTTCTTCCAGTAGCGCTGACGGTAAAACGCTATAGCGCTGACACAAGCTGTCGATTAGAAGCAGTACCTCTAATTCGCTGTCGATGTGTTCGCTAGTTCCGCCAACGTGGACGTATCGTTCTGCGCTTCCGATAAATTTGCTGATGGCTCTGTTACAAGTTCGCTCCACTTTAAAATTAGTGTATTGAGTAATCTTGATGGTACTCCCATTAGCAAGCTTTCAGCAGTAGCAGGTATGTTTTCTCCTTTGTCATCTACTAAATTCCACGATAACAGAACTTTATCGCACCACATCGTGTTCGCTTTTAATTTATCTTCATTTTCATCAGAACCGGTTAGAGATTGTATATCTAGTACAACCTTCAACGGTAAATCTAACGAAACTTTTACTTCCAAGCCGTCAAAGTCTGTTCCCTCGAAACTTATGTTAGCGATTTTTTGCGCTTGACTTAATTTAAACTTTGCCATTTTTCATTCCTCTATATTGTTATGCCCAAGTTGGTACTGAGCCGTTGCCAAGTACGCCGGAAGCTGTGAACGTTAGCTCTCCACTTGCCGGTCTACTTAAAGCGTAGTCAGTAAAAAAACTTTCTGTAGCTAACGATTGTCCAGATATTCCTAGAGTTACGGTTCTTACTACCGATGTACTAGACACGGTTTTAAAAACATCATGGGACATATTGGACGCATCGTTAAAAACGCCGTTTAATGTTACTGAAAAATCTGCTAGTAAAAGTAATCTTTCGTTAGCTGATTTGTCCAAGCCTGTTATATCTTGTACACCTCTTGGTATACTAAAATCAGTACTTGTAATGTCGTTAGAAATTGTCCTAGCACTACTGCCGCTATCATCAACCGCTACTGACATTCCTAATCCGCTTTCTTTAGCCATCTATTTCTCCCTTCAGTTTGTGTAAATGGTTATCGAATTTGTCTACCCACTCGTTGGCTTCTTGCTTTTTAGTGCCGAAGCTATCCCGAATAGCATATATAGCCGGTTTGTCTAGTGAAACGTAATGTTCGTTTCTTTTAAAACATTTTTGTCCGGCTTCAAAAATAAATTCTATCATATTTTCTTTACTTACTTCAGTATAACGCATTTTTGAGTTTCTTATCCAGTCTACCCCGTTGTGTTCTTTTGGTAGTAGAGTTTTCCATCCGTTAAGATACTGAAGACAGCTGACTTCTTGACAAGTTCCCTGTCGAAAATGTGTAGATAATGGCTTAATCGCCCTATATGTCGTCTGCTGTGCCGCGCCTAACGACGACGTTAAACGAGCAGCTCGAGAATGTACCACTTGAAATTACCCTTAAGTATCTATTGACCGTGCCGCTTGATGTAGCTCTTTCGGACGTAATGTCATCTGCGCCGGTGAATGTTATTAAATCTGACCATGAGCTGTTATTAGTAGAATGTTGAACTTTGACTACACAAGTTCCAGAAGAAACTGCAAAGACTTGCAAGTATGCTGATGCTCCGTTGCTCGTGCTAGCAGAGTTATCAATACTTGTAACGTTCGTAGCTGAAGAATGCGTAACTTTGCCGGCAGTTCCAGATATTCCCCACTCTAGCGGAAAACCTTGCCCTACTACTTGTACACCAAAAGTTAATCCGCCGTCTGCAGTTCTGCTAGCGTCGTAATTAAGCTGTTTCCCAACCAAGCTACAAGCACTATCACCAAGTGTACTACCCATTAAAAATGTGACTATTCTGTCAGTAGTCGGTAATCCACTAAGTGCAGCGTGTTCTGCTAGTGCAGCGTCATTGAAAAAAGAGTTAAAATCAATAGTACTATCACTATGCGTTAATAATCTTTCATGAGCTGACTTGTTTATACTCGTTACATCTTGCACTCCGCGAGTACTTGATATTGTGTTGATTACGCCAACATCTCCGCTTAAATCGTAACCAGATATGAAAAGATTATTTCCTAGTCCAGATTTTTTTGCCATATATATTTCCTTTACTCAGATATGCTTTCTGCTTCTAGTTCTATTAATTGTAAATCAAAACTTATTGTACGGAAAGTGTTACCGCCAATATCAGTCCACCCGACTTGCGCCAAGCTTATGTCTAAATCTGTGACGTTTCCGCTGAGCGTTGAATCTCCTCGAAAAGCCGTCTGAATGCTCCGCACAGCGTTCCAAAGCTCTAACTCTAAGTCTTCCCTTAGTTTTGCGGTTGCACCCACCCTAAAATACGCTCTGACGGTGAAAATTTGCGTAACCATTATGTTACCTAGCGTTTTTGTTTTTTCGCTTTCACCGTTAAACCAAGCAGCCACCACTCTATCCCCAGTAGGAATCGACAATGGTTCACCTATGAAAACTTGCCGGAAGGTTGGAGAGCTTACCCCATCAAGTAAACTTTTTATAGTTGTTATAGCTCCGCTTCTACTCAATCTAATGTATCCTTCAACGGTTGTTTAAAATATTTATCTTTGTCTTCTTTGTCTAGTGTATTTTTTGCGTTCTCGAACATTTTGTACCCTCTAAAACTTGTTGTTTTATTTCTTGCAGATATTCCTTCAACCCAATCAGTATATACAACATTTGCGCCTTGCTGAAACTTTCCGCTATCTACTTGTGCCTTTAAGTCGCCGACTAGCATTCCGCTGATACTACGCCTAAGATGACCAGTAAGAACACCATGTCCTTTATATAGCTGTGCCTTGACTCTTTCTTCTGTTACTAAAGCCATATTGCTAACAGCACGATTAATTGCGTCTTTAAGCTTGGGATTTTTAAAAATTTTCCCCGTAGTTTCAAACTGTATTTCAAAACCACTAGACATATATTGCAGTTTCCCTTTTGTTCAAGTAATGGTCTAATCTTCGTAGTAACATTTTCTCTTCGTTTTGTGAAAATGTCATCTGCATATCAGCCGTACCTATTAAGGTACTTTGTCCAACATCGCGGCTCTTCCAGTACGTTCTTGCGACGTCTAAGCAAGTTTGAACAACGTCTGCAGGATATTTGTACCGGTAGTAAGTTACTCCTCCGCTATGTGTGGCTGCGGTTGTGCCGTTTACTGCTCTTATGACTGTCAAAGTATTACCGTCAACATTTGTTACGTACATCTGTTCTGAATCGATTAAAATTGTATCTCCTATATAAGTTGTACTTCCACTTGTTACTGTAACCGTCGTTGTACTTGTTGAACCTACAGCGTCAGCTGTGCTAATACTCTCTGTATCGTTTTGCCAACCCCATTCGCCTAATATTGTAAGTGTTTGCTGACCGGCGAATAAATTCTTACTTGTATTTTCTTGAAGCTTTAGTTTGCTTTTAGGATTACTGTTATATGGCATAAGTAGGAAATCATTCCCTATGCCTTCTGTAAGTGTTGCGCTTGTGGTTCTGTCAGTACCTTCGTAGCTTGTAACCGTAGTTGCAGAAATCAACCAATCATCTAGCGGCAATATTCCGGTACTTTGTAATTTAGTAGTCCAATAATCTGGACGCTCCACCATATCGCCATTTGGCATTAATGCGTCATCTCTTAACGCGCCTTCTCCCAAGTCGAAAGAATGTGTTTCAGTTCTTACTCCAAACGAACGCCCTGCATATTGGTCTATGCGGTTGCTTGCAGCTTCTAAAACTCTTAGTACCGGTGTTTCGTCTGTAGTCCAGTTCGTAACATGGTCAGTACCGCCTAAGTATGATTTAAAATCGTAAATATTGCCGTATGTATGATAGGTTTGTGCCATCGCTATTTATCCTCAGTTTTTCCTGCGTCTTTGTTTTCTACTTTTTTGGCTTTTTTAGTAGTTGGTTTTTTTTCTTCAATAATAGAAATAACTTCAAAATAATTTCTGTATTTTTTAAGCCTATCTGTTTCAAGTATGTATTCCTCGCCGGCTGTGTAGCTATCGTCTGCAATCCGTCGGCTTTCGATGCACATAACTTTATATTTCATTTTTTCTCCTTATTTTTTATATAGTCGGCGAGTAGCAAGCTCAACGTTTGCCGGCATGCCACCCGCCTATATATTTTTAATTTTAGTTTCTGGTATCTTGGTCAGCGATAACGTAGACGCCTTGTACTGCTGCAGCGGTTGCGTTAACCAATACAGTTTTTACAAATGGCTTTCCTGCGGGAATCTCGAAGTCCACTAGCTGTGAGCTTCCGGAATCTCCGCCGGCTTGTGTTGCTTGTGTTATTGCCGCTCCAGTAATATCAGCGTAACTTCCTCCGGAGGTTGCAGAAGCCTGTACTTTACAGTCTACTGTACCGCTTGAAGAAATAACCCCGACACTAACAAACAAACTAGCATTACTATATCCAGTCAAGTCTATTGCAGAACTTGTTGTCGTTCCCGCAGACTTTGATACAGGTGCTAAAGCTTGATTGAAGCTTACCCGATTACTTAATTGTCGTTGTTTTGGCATTGTAATTTATACTCCTATTACGCTATTTTGAAGATTCTAAATGCGTCAGCCAGTCCTACTCGACCGTCCCATCTATTTCTAGCAAAGAAACCTACTTGGTCATTCGCTACATATATGGAATCGTCCCTTCTCATACTCATTCCGATTCTCTCGATAATGTAGTAGTTTGAAAAGTCACCAATACAACCAATTTCTTCATTAGTCGCAATAGCAGTCGCATCGTCCCAACCAGTACCATCGAATAGTACAGTTGGTCTTCCGTATAATGTAGCTGCCGGAGTTGCGGTAGCTAGATTACCTTTGTTAGCTGTAACGTCTAAAGCTGCTATCTGTGCCATAGCTGAAGATGTTGTTGATACTACAGCGTTTGCTCGGAACTGTGCCGGCAAGTTAAAGTACCAAGTTTGGAAGTCACCGATTGCTACTGCGTTGTTAGCAGCAGAATCAGAACCGTCTGTACCAGATGTTCTTATGCCCTCCGGTTCAGTTGAACCATCACCTTCAATAATTTGTTGGTCTTCGTATCTTCCTGCTGCTTCTCCCATAATCTGGCTAAGTAGTGCAGGTAAGTTTA